GAACATTACGTTAAAGTTATCTTTGATAAACCATATATCTACGGAGGACATCACGCTCCACATGATATAGAGGTAAGAGAACTAGGAACAGGATTAAGCCGCAGAGATACAGCAGATTCACTAGGCTTAACATTTGAAGAGCCTCCAAAAGATTCAAGAGGAAACTTAATAAGAGTTCCATTGCTTGATGGGATAGAGCTAGCTAGAGCAACTTTCTTTAAGTTGTGGATAGACGAGGAACGAAACCAAGAATTAATAAAGTCTCTAGAAAATTACACAAAACAATATGATAAAAAACATGATATGTTTATCAACACTCCCAACCATTCTAAATTTTCACACTTTGCAGATGCGTTTAGATATCTGGCAATCGCAGTTAAATTAAAACAAAGAAATACAAGCTCTGTTTCTACAGACGAGATATATCGCCTAAACGAACTAAACAGAAGATTCCACTAAGTTCAAATTTAATTTGCCTGTAAATAAAATAAAGTATAATAGTTATATCTAAACTATAGTACGTTAGATATAAGCAAGTTTTGAAGTTGACATGAACAGGGGGGAAGAACTATTTATGTCTTATATTTCAATACAGATATTTAAAAATAAAAATCGATAACAAAATTATCTTACGGATAGTTATGTTTAAAATTTTTGTAAATATTAGGTGGATATGAGCGATTCTAATTATGAGATTAAGAAAGGTTACGATGAAAGTTACGATGAAGCCCTAGACTATTGGTCACCAGCTTTTAAAGAAATGTATACAGATATTAAAATGTATCTTGGTGATCAGTGGAGCGCAAAAGACGTTTCTTATTTAAAAGAGCAGGGACGTAATGCTTTTGTATATAACTACTGTCAACGAAACATACATCTCAACTCAGGATATCAACGTAAGAATCGCCTAGGCTTTGGCGTAGATCCCCAAGAATCAGGCGATGAACAATATAGCGACTACTGCCAAGATGCCTTAATATGGCAAGCCAATAAATGTGGATTTTATCATAAGTTATCAGATAGTTTTGAAGATGCTTCTATTAGTGGGATGTCCTTAATAAATTTTGGATTAGATTTTTCTAGAGATACAATTAACGGGGAAGTCGTATGCGAAGTTCTACCGTTTCAGTCATATATAATAGATCCACTTTTCACAAAACTAGATATGTCAGACTGTAGATATATAATCACGAGGAAGTATCTGCCTAGGGAAGAAATAAAAAATCTAGTTCCAAAAGACAAAAGAAAGTTAATTGACGGTCTTCCAAAGGGCAGGATGGATAATAAGTTTGACTATATGAGTTTCTCTAAAAATAGAATGGAGAAAGATGACGTTTTAGCTTATGACGAATACAGCAGAAGAATAACCAGAAAAGTATATGTCCTAACTAATAAAGATACTGGATTTCAGATTCGCTGGACTAAATCGAAGAAAGAACTGAATGAAATGTTAGATGGCATAGATTACTACGAAATTACAACAACACATGAGCCGACAATTGAATATAACATCATTGTTCAAGGTGAAGTTGTCTATACTGGCGAAGATCCGTTAAGAATTAATAATTATTCATGCGTTCCTTGTTTATGGGTCTATAAACCTCAATTCGATGATTTTTCTTATAAAATACAAGGGATGATAAGACCAGTCAGAGATCCCCAAGTTGAGTATAACAGAAAGCGTAGTAAAGTTAGTGATATGTTTGATTCTCAGGCTACAGGATGGGTAGTAGAGAAAGGGGCTGTAACTAATGCTAAAGATCTATTTAAATCTGGCGCTGGTCAAGTTATAGAGACTGAGAAAGGCAAGCTGAATGCTATTAGAGAAAAGGCAAGTGTAGATATACCAGCGGGACTAGTTCAACTATTACAGCAATTGAATTCAGATTTAATCCAAATACCAGGATTAAACGAAGAAGCTCTTGGAGTGGCTGAGGGTGGAAATACTGAGGTCAGCGGAACTTTAGCAAAGCAAAGAGCAGCTAACAGTATAACTATTTTTCAAACTGTCTATGACAAGTTAAATGAGACTCAAAGTATTTGTGGTAAAGTCATATTAAAGATCATGTTAAATAACTATTCACCAGAAAAATGGGAACGCATAACAGGTAAGCCATACCCTGAGGGGTTAGATTCAGATAAGGTATTAGATTTTGATCTAATAGTTAAAGAAACACAATTAACAGACTCTCAGAAAAACCTATCATACTATCAAGGGCTTGAAGCTAAAAAAGCTGGCATAGATGTTCCCGAGAAATTCTTAATCGAATCTATGCCGATGGCAAATAAGACACGTCTTAATGAGCTTTATGACGAGCAAGCAAAGCAAGCACAAGAGCAAGCACAGAGCCAGCAACAATTAGAAACATTAAAATTGCAAGCTGCTATCAAGAATCTTGATGCAAATACTTACTCTCAAAATACTAGAGGCCTAGCAAATGAAGGCTTAAGAATAGAACGTGAGTATGAAGCCCAGAAAGATTTAGAAGCCGCAGTTCTAGATAAAGTAAAAGCTATGAAAGAGCTACAAGATATGGATCTAAATCAAATACAAAAGGCCTTAGCTATTTTAGAACAAATGAAATTAACGGAAGTAGTTCAAGGCAATATGCTTGCTGATAATGTAATAAATGATAATGAACAACAACCAAATAACATTCAACTAGATGGTATAGATGGTAATAATATCCGATAAGCTAAAAAAAGAATTGGCTGATAAACAATATGAAGAAGGCAAATCATTCGTAAAAGAAAAAGTGCTTGATATAGCCCATATATATTTCACTAAGCTAAAAGACATAAAAGAATTATGGATATTGTTTGCTGCTAAAAGAGATACGTTCTCTAAAGACATAAATATGATGATTAGAGCGGCAGACAGAGATAATAAGCATAAAATAGACTCACCCAAACAAGGGTGTCAACTATGGTATGTTAATCAAACCACTGGTGAAACAAAGCCTGAGTGGATATTGCCATTATCATTACCTAAGCAAACTGACAGCTTAGAACGAGTATCAGAAGGTAATATCATTATTAAAGATTCATTTAAAAAAGCAGGTCAATTATTCGGTAAGGATTTATTGACAGGCAAACAAGTAACAAAATAGTTTCGTCAACTTTACCAGACGCTAAAGGGGAATATATGACAGAAGAAGATGTTAATACAGCTCAAGTCATCGATGAGCAAGCACTGGCAGAAAATAATGAACTCGCCACTCAAGAAGATTCGCAAGATAGAAACTTTCGCGAATTACGAGAAAGTAAGGATAAGTATAAAAGATCTTCAGAAGATAAAGATCGTATTATATCCGAGTTAATGGCAGAGAGAGCGGTCGAGAAACCAGCGTATTCAGGAGATCCTGACGACTGGAAAACTAACGCTCAATCTGCTAAAGACTGGGAAAACTACGATAAACAAGTAACAGCTAAAATAAATCAAGCTGTTATGGAGGTTAAATATCCAAATGCGAATGAATTATTAACAAAATATGGAAATGAATTACACCCTAAAGTTGTTAAAGCATTACTAGATTCAAAGGACTTAGAGGCTGCTATGGAGGCTATTAAATTAACTCCAGGATATCGTAAAGATAATTCAAAACAGCATGCAAATGTAGCTAAAGTTTTAGATAACGAAAATAGACCTAAAAGCTCTGCTAATGCAGGTAGTACAGGTTCAGTAAGTGCAAGCTCTCGTTATAAATCTATGTCTAGAGAAGATAGATTATCAATGCAAGACAAGTATATTAGGGGGTACAACTAAAATAAGGAAATAATATATGTCTAATGTAAATACAACAGATAATATAAGTGATGCTGTAGGTGTTTGGTATGGTCCGAATTTACTTGATATATCAATGCCATTATTGATAGCTAATCAATTTGGGCAGATGAAACAAATTCCAAGTAATAGATCAGATAGAGTTAGATGGTCACGTTACGAAGAATTTAACGAAGCTACAACTCCTTTAACAGAAGGTGTAACACCAGAAGGTCAAGTGGTCAATGTTACTAGAATGGATGCAATATGCAGCCAGTACGGAGACTTAGTAATTATGACTGATGTAGTAGACCTTACTGTAGAAGATCCAGTGGCTAACGAAGTTAATAGAAGACTTGGCGAGCAAGCAGGTAGAACATATGATACTTTGACTTTTGACGTATTAAAAGCCACAGGCTCAATATATAATTGTACAATGGGAGGAAACTTAAAAACTCCTTCAAACATTACTCAAGGTGATGTTGATACTATGGTACAAACATTAATGGATAATGATGCAAAAATGTTTACTCGTGTTATGAGTGGATCAAAAAATGTGGGTACTGCACCTCTTGATGAATCATATTATTGCATGACTAATACTGCTATTTATAGAGACCTAAAAACTTTAGAGTCATGGGTACCTATAAATCAATATCCTAATCCAGATTCAAAAAAGAATGGAGAAAGAGGATATACAGATAATCTAAGATGGACAATGTCCTCTAAAGCACCATTAACATTAAACGGTGATTTAGCAGCAGCAAGTACAGTTTATGATTTCTATGCAACAGGTCAAGATTCTTATGGTGTTGTTGATATAGCGGGTGGAAATATGGAATCAATTTTCACAAAACCTGGTGGTGCTGGTGATAGACTTCATCAAAGTTCTTCTTTAGGTTGGAAAGGATGGCATGCAGCTAAGATATTAAACGATCTGTTTTTAATTAGAGGACGTTGCACCTTAAACGCTTAACCCTTAACACTTTAGGAGATAATTAATGGGACAATCAAGAAAATTTAAACTAACTTCAGGTGGTGCAGCATATAATTTAGATGTTGGCTTTGAGGCAGATACAGTAATAGTATGGAACGCTACAAAATGGGCTAGTGATGGAACAAAAGTAGAGTTCATATGGCATAAAGGCATGGCAGATGGTTACGCTTTATCAGAAATATCTGATGATTCAGGCGTAAACAGAGCTATTGAAACTACAAATGGATTTACTCCATATGATACTTCAGCAGTAACTGCAAATTATAAGACAGTTTCTGGCGGTATCACAAAAGCAAATCCTGGTGTTGTAACAGTAGCTTCAACAACTGGTTGGGTAGCTGGTGATGCATTAAGATTTCAAAATTTAGTAGAAATGGTAGAGCTAAATAATACAGCTAAACCTATTTATATTAAAGAAGTCATTAATGCCACTACTTTTTCAATTAGTGATACTAGTGCTTATACCGCTGAAACATCTACATCAGCAGTAGTATATAATCTATCTAAAGCAGTCGATGCAACAGGTTCTAAAGGAATAACTTTAGGATCTACTGTAATGGGGGCTGATTCAGATATTTTGCATATTAAAGCTGAAATGAGCGATATGTATAAAGATCTCGGTGATATAGGTTAATGATATTGGCAAATAACTTAATAACATAAGTTATTTATACTAATTTTGAGGGGGAGATTATTACCCCCTCTTTATATAAAAAAAGGAAAAAACATGGCAATAGCAAAAGTAGAGATTAAAGAAGTAAAGAAAACTAGAACTGAAACTTGGGCAAAAGCACGATTTAGTTATATTGAAATGAAAGAAAATCCAGGAGCTGTTTGGAAATGTTCTCCTCAAGGAATTAGAGAAGAATTTGTGGATGGTGAATTATATGATAGACCTCTAGTTTTTTTTGAGTTAATGAATGAAGAATGTAAGCAAGTAAAAAGAAAGCATGTTAAAAAGCAAGGTCAAGAATTGGGTGCATATATTAAGACTAACCAATTTATAAGACGGATAATGTTTGATGTAATAAATACATATGAAAAAGAAGTTCCGTTAAGTGCAAAGGAATTAGAAGCAAACTCTATTAGAAATAGATAACTATAAAGGTAATATATGGGCTGGACATACGATATAATAAAGAAGCGTATTAGAAATCTTTGTACACTACAAAGTACTTCTCAATTAAGCGATGAACTATTGGGAGAGGCTATAAATAGATATTATTCATGGCAGTTACCAAAAGATATACGCACTCTTCAATTAGATACATGGTATAAAACAACTTTAACAGCTGGTACTGATACATACGATCTAAAGAAAGATTTCTATGATACAATGGTTAAGATAGATCCATTAATGTATATAAGCACTGTTTCTGGTAGAAAGGAAAATAGAGTTGAAGTTTTCAATAATCCGGAAGCTTTCTATTCTATATGGATAGACAGTAAAGATTATACATTATCAGCAAATCAAAATAGACCTACCAATTGTTTACTGTATAACAATCAACTTGTATTTCGACTATGTCCA